TGATTGCCGATGATTGATCGCATTGAGGAAGTGCAATGCATGATTGCAGCTATCCGCCTCAGCGGCTCGCCCACGAGCATGGAGCGTACCGAACCACGCAAATACATTGCAACATTGAGCGTGCTGTTGGGCGTTGCGCACAGCCTGTGGATGATGCCTGTGGATAACTTTTTCATTTGCCACCCCATCCATTGCCTTTGAATACAGCTGCAACATTGCTCCAAATGCGTGTCATTGGAATTGCACAAGCCATGCAATTGCCAGCATCCACATCGCCATCACTATTGATATCACGATAGATCGTTGCACCTGTGCCACATTGATCACACTTGAATTCATAGGTTGCCATCTGATAGCTCTCCAATCCTGTCATCATCGACCAGCTTGATGCCAAATGTGCCACATCCCATGCATTGGGCGAACCACTCATGCGCTGTGAGTTCAGCACCTTTCTTGAGGCCATGGCGTTGTTTTGGCTTTCCATAAAGCTTCTTGCAAATTGAACAATCAAATTGAAGGATGTGCATAATTGCTCCGCATCAAGGTTTCGATTGGTTGAAGGTTGATTTGTGGCACGCTCCAATTGTTTTGTGATGCGTTTCGATAGCGTGGTTTCTTGGCCACAGCCACGGGCATCCAGCCAACAATGTGCATCTTTGGTGCGTTGCCTGTTACAAGCACAGCAATGTCACGATCATGTCGATCTGATTCCTGAATCCACAAATTGGATGCTGGATTGGCTGACCATTTGACCTCAATGTGCTCGCCCACATCAGCCTTGGATTTATCCCATGTGATGCCCGGTGTGTAGTCATAGCCCAATCGCTTGGCCACCACTAGCTCGGCCAGCATTGATTCGCCCATTTGTGCCACATACTCAAACCATGAGAGGTTTTTGACAATCCGTGAGCTGTGATCAGCTGATCGATCATGGCAATGTTGGATAGCTGCAATCATGCATTGCACTTCCTCAATGCGATCAATCATCGGCAATCACCACAAAACCAAATGATGTTATCTTGCTTGTCATAGCCTTTTTGGTAGCCAAAATGATCCAACCGCCTCAGCTGTGAGCATTTGTCGCATTGCTCAATTTTGTATTCCTCAATGATTTCGCCATTGCACATCAATCGCGCTTTCATTTCCTGTGGATAGATGATTTCAATGTAATCGCTCACAAGGCCACTACCAATCCGACAAGCAATGCAGCTTCAAGGATAATCAATGCAATCAGCAATTGCTTTTTTGTCATCGTCACACCTGTGGCTTCCATGTGCCATCGCTGGTAAAGACATACCAAAGCGGCTCACATTGATTTGGTTTCTTGCCTACGCATGAATAGTTAGCCCAATCCTTGCCTGTTTTGGCCGATGTTCCTGTGCGCCAGACACGATGCCCGTGTGAGCATTGCGGTGCCTCTTTTACTAGCTCTCCACCCAATTGCTTGGCAATCTCATCCATCGATGATCCAAGTGATGGAATGCCAGCTTGCTCGGCTTCTCCAGCTGTTTTGTAGCTTGGCACATCACCAAATTTGGTTGTCCAATAGTCATAATCTTGTGGCTTTGTCGCATCATTGACTTTGACTTGCTCCATGGTTTCTTTTGTGGCTTTCTCTGTGCCACCCATAACCAATGCCATGACTCGCATCAAAGCTGATGTCGTAGTGTCCTCACAAAACCATCGCTTCATATTTGGATTAAACGCCTCACGATAACCAAAAGCGTAATCAATCCCGGCTGGCTCTTTTTCCTCTTGATTGCGCCATGCTTTGGCTTGGACTAGCACATAGCCTTTTTCGGCATTAAATTCGATGATGTGAGCTTCAAGCCTTCCATTGGGAAATGTGCGCAGCCAACGATCCGTGCGCTCTTTGTTGCCTTCGTAGTTTTCAAGAAATCCGGCCATTAGTTGTTCACCTTGCGATCAGCTGATACCGCATGGCGTGCCACAGCTCTGCCGCGTGTGTAGCCTTGTCGCTGGCCTTCCTTGAATCCAACCGAATAAGACATAACAGCCCATAAGGCTCCAGCGATCAAACACATGATCACAATTGATGCTTCGTTCATTTTATTGCTCCCGATTCTGGGAGCCGCGAATCAGCTCCCGAAATAGAGAGTGACAGCAATGCCTGACATTTTCAAGAATCACGCTCAAATCATGGCGTGTCGTTACCGGACAAACGCCTTTCAATAGTTTTTTCGTATTCTGATTTTGGCTTGTCTTTGAGGCCGTTAGATGCTAAAACGCCACCCAATGACCCGGTAAGAAAGATTGCCAAGGTTTTGAGCAGATCAATGAAAGCTGCATCATTCGGAGCTTGTGCCCCAATTGGCTGTGTCACAAAGATTAATGCGTATGTGATGCCCAAAGTGACAATAAGAAAGACAATTGCCAACACCGCGCCAATCAAAAACATCAAGCGAGCTTTGATGTCCTCTTGGCTTAAACGCTCTTTACTCTTTGAAGCCATCACCAATCACATCCTCGGTGCAGGTACCCGTGACCTTGCATTGTGGTTTTTGGCACTCTGGGTTTTCCCAATTTTGGTGCTCTTGACATGGGTATCGCACCCATCCTTGATAACCACACCCGGCAAGGCTTAGCGAAAGGATCAAAGCTAAACCCGCCGTGCGTAGTTTCGGGATCATTTCCCCGTTGATCCGAAAGCTTTGTCAGCTGGATTGAGCCAGCGCAAAATGACAGGCACAACAGCTGCCACGCCACCCATTGCCATTTGCTCAAGTGATCCGCCGGCCATGTACACAGCTAAAGCTGCCGCGATGTATGACCGCGCCCATGATGCCGCAATTGCTTTTGCTTGCTCCATTATTTTTCTCCTTTTGGTCGATCCGGTAAATCACCGGAAAATGGCTCATAAGTAGGTCGGCCGTAACCGACCACAAATGAGCGTGCTCCCAAAGCTCTTGATTTCACCATGACTTCTCCACCATTGCGCTGACTTGCACCAGCTGATGTGTTGCCTTCAATGGTCACGATTTGTTTTTCTGATGCCCGGATCACCAAGCCAATGTGATTGATTGTGGTTTTGTCATCGATGATGAAATCAAAGAAAACAAAATCTCCAATCTTTGGCGTGGTGTGCCATTGCTTACGCTTTTGAAATGCCTCAGCTCCAGCACGCGTGCTGACCACATTTGGCACTTTCACACCGGCTTGATCCGCGCACCAATTGAGAAACGAGCCACACCATGGCAGCTTGTCGGCTTTCATGTGCTTGCCGTATTTTGTCTCGTTGTTGCCTGTTTCAGCCGTACCCACCTCAGCGAGCGCGACTTGAATCAAGCGTGGCAATGTACCTTGTGGAAATGTCACAGCCCAAGTGCCTTCAAGTCATCGGTTGTCAATCCTAATGCTTCAAGTTTTGCAATCGCTGCTGCTTTGTCCGCTTCGGCTTTTTCTATTGACTGTAATTTTATCAATTCATCTGACTTATATTCCGCATATTCCGCATCTGTCATTTCACGATCAATAATTTCATCAGTTTCGAGATTGTGGATTCTGATCATTGGTTTTGTCATTAGTTCACTCCGTATAAGAAAACATTACCAGAGGCCGCAGGAGTGCCGCCCCAATTTATTTTGATTTCGGTGATGGCTGTGTTATTGACAAAACCGCCAACAATATCGCCCGCGGCATAAGTGCCATTGTAAATTGCAAATAGATTTTTTCCCGTGGCCGTGCTTGTGTAATTGTAAATCCACAAAGCATTGCTCATGTTTGGTGCTCCAGAAAATGAGATGGGAAAGTTTGTTGCGTTGTTATCGTTTGAGGCCGTTGCCGTATCAGATCGCGTTCTATTCCAACGATATGATGTTGAGGTAACGCCGTTAAATTGCACATTTGTATTTCCGCCTGACACCTCATTTAATGCCGATACCAATAAATATAAATGTGTATAACTACCTGAAATGCTACTCAGCGTCAAAGATGCTGCTGCGGTGATGGCGGTTGTGGATAACAATGTCATCGAGCCACTTGCTGGCGTTGCCCATTTCATGCCTGTTGCTGCGGCTGAATCAGCTGTGAGCACTTGATTATTTGTGCCAATTGCCAAACGGCTAAAAGCATCCGAACCTGTTCCAGCAATCAAATCACCTTTGGCATCAATAGCTGTTGCCATGGAATTTGTAACTGTCACATCTCCAGATGTGCCTCCGCCTGAGATACCGATGCCAGCTGTGACACCTGTGATATCTCCGGGATTCGGTGTTGTCCATACAAAATCCATGTCGGTGTTTGTATTTTTTGCAAGAATCTGACCTGTTGTGCCACCTTTGAGATCAGCCAACGATGTGTCCACCGCTTGCCCGAAAACCTCAAAATCGGCTGGCAAATCCGTGACCAAATCTGTGGCCGTGGGCATTTGCCAATTGAAATTGCTCGTTGGATTGCTCATGTTTTCTCCTTACGCCACAATTGTGGCATTGATCCAATCCAAAGTTGGATTGATTGTGTTCCATCTCTCTGTCACCGGTACATCGTTCCAGCGCATCGCCTGTAAAGAAAATGCAACCGGTGACAAAATCAATGAAATGCTTACCTCATTGTATCTGGCCGAAAATGTCCAGCCTTCAACAAAACCCAAATAATCGCCGGAATTCATGTTCAATGGCAGATTCGCCACATTGACCGGCATGCCCATAAAAACGCCAATCAAGGCATTTCGATCACCATTGTCAAGCTCTGGATTTGTGAGATCAAATGTGATGTTGTTGAAATTGAATTGTGGATAAGCTCTGAGACTTAAATAGAAATCTGCCTGATCCTCAGCATCAGTTGCATTGTGCAATGTGGTGGTGATGATTTGAGCCAATTCTCCATATAGCCCAATAGAGGCGGTATCTGATGCCGATTTTTCCGCTGATGATGTTGCACCATATTTCAAAGTGATTGAATTGCGAACATCGCCGGCTCGTTGTTGAATACTCAAACCCGGTGCCAATGCATGATTTGCTGTGAGATCAACATATCCATTGGCTGCCAAATAGTTTGTTCGATGTGTACTGTCTGCATACCCAATTTGGCCGGTTCCCGATTCATAAATATAACCTAATCCGGATGTGGCCAAAGCTGAAACCAATGAATAAACATCTGTTCGTGAGCTTGATCGCGCTGCCAGCTCGTAATTGCCTGGTCGATCAATTTCACCCAATCCAGAATTTTGCGCATTGTTCCATTGTGTAGTTGCCGGATAAGTTGCCCATGTTAAAGCTTGCGGCACCTCTTGCCATGAATCAAACAACACATTTTTCAAAACATCATAAATCTGATCACCATCAAACTTTTTTGCCAAAACACCATTGGTCAAAGCCTTTGGCAATCTAGCTAATGCACCTAATGCAATGATGTTTATGCGCTGTGCATAGTCGATGTTGCCAACCTCGGTCACGGCAATGCCTACCTCAACGACCGATCCACCAAAGATTGGCACAAATGTGGATGATGAATTCTGCAATTCAATTGTGACCGCATCATTGATTTCGATTGGTACATTGGATTGATCAAGATTGATAATTTCCAGATTTGTATATCCGGCCTGTGCTTGCTCATAAATGTTTGTGCGGCCGCTGCGGATCGTGAGATTGGCCAAAATCGCTGTTTGATATTGCACACCGCCAATGGTCACACGCCATACCGGGTTAAAAATTGTCATGCTGTTTGCAGGTTAGTTGCGCCACCTGTGCCGCGATAGTAAGAATTGTTGAGTGTGTCCACGAGCACACGAGCTGTGCCTTCCGGATCGGTTGTGACTCCATTGAAATTTACAGTCACGCTTGGTTTGTTTGATGCCGCCAAAATGCCGGCTAGTGTGTTTGTATTGACACCAGATGTGCCAAAAGCAAATGGTTGATTTGAAGCTGCCATGATCCCGGCCAAAGTAGTCGTGCCGCTTGTGAAATTATCAAAAGCTCCAGCAACATCATCAACAACTTTTTTAGTTTGATTTGCAATTTTTGTGACGGCACCGCCAATAGTGCCACCACCTGTTGATGTTCCTCCGGTTACGCCACCCGTGCCGCCTGTCGAGCCGCCTCCGGTTGTACCGCCTCCGGTTGTGCTTCCGCCGGATGTAAAGCCACTTGGCAATGATGCAGCTGGCACGGAAATGCCTCCGGTCGAACTTGATCCAGATGATGAGCCAATTTTTGAAATTGGTGAAATGTCTGCACCCGGCTTAATTAGGTTAAAACCACGAATTCCAACATTGACCAAATCAATTGCGGTGTTAATCAAACCTCGTAAAGCTCCAACAACATTTGCCATGATGTTAAGCACAACACTTGCCACGCTTCCAACTACATCAAAAGCTTTGCCAATTACATTGCCAATGATTGGTGCGGCAGCTTTGATTACATCAAAAAAGGCTTCAAACTCATCTTTGTTTTCAATGACAGTTTTTTTGATTTTGTCAAAAGCCGATTTGAAACCTTCAAAAATTGGTTGCACAAAACCTTTGATGCCATCGGCCAATGATGTCAATGTGCCATCCATGCCGCCGGATTTTTTGCCGAAAGCATCTGCAACCTGTTGCACAATTGGGATGACTTTTTCTGAAAAGAAAGTGGCCAATTGCAAAACAACAGGCAAAAGTGCCTGACCAATCGTGGTTTTGGCGTTTTCCAATTGAGCTGTGAGGATGCGTGTTTTGTTGGCCAGACCATCGCTGGTGCGCTCAAAATCGCCTTGTGCAGCTGATGTCTGTTGATAAATCAAAGCTTGAGCTGCCAACACCTTTTGCTGTGGTGTCAAAGCATTTTTGGTCGTGCTGATAATTCCTAATTCCAAAGCGGCTTGGCGCAATGAAGCATCATCAAGCAAAACGCCATAAGCTCTTAAAGGCTCAGCCTCACCGCGTAAAGCTGACCCGATTGCGTTGATCGCTTGCTCTGGTGATGTGTTGTTGAAAGATGCTAAATCTGATGACAGTTTTACAAAGTCAATTGAGAATTTGCTGAGATTCTCACCGCTCAAGCCGGCTGACTTTCCAAATGTTGCAAATGTAGCTGCGGCATCCAATGCCTGTTGCTTTGTCTGGCCTAGCGATGAAGCTGCGCCATCTGCAAATTTCTCAATGTCTTTGGCAGACTTACCAAATAAAACATTGACCTTTGAGATTGTTTCGCCCAAATCGCTGGCAGCCTTGACAGCATCCACACCAATTTTGATTGCCATGGCACCAGCTGCGGCAGCAACGGCTGCAAAAGCCAATGCCGCTTTCTTGCTAAAATCACCAATTTTGCCAGCAAATCCATCGACATCTTTTGAGCCTACATTGAGGCTTTGCTTAAGTTTATCTACATCAGCCAGAATCGAAAGCTTGAGTGTTCTTGATTGACCGGCCATCACCACTCCTTCAAAATCTTAGTAAATGCATTTTCCCATTGAGAGATGATGTGAGGCTGTTCGGCGCGCAAGGTTGGATAGATAAAATATCCGGTTGAACCTCGGCCGTAGCTGCCTGACCATATTGGAAATTGTCTAAATTTGTTTGAGCCAAATTCGTAACCGCCCCAAAGCTGTTGTGTGGTGCCGCCACCGCTGAATTTTTGAGATACAAAGCCGTAGCTGATCTCACCAATCTTTGATGACTTACTCACACGCGATCCTTGAGCAATGCGAATTGCGGCCTTATTTGGCCGGCTACCAGCTGCGGCTGTGACTTTGGATTGCAGATAAGTGGCCAATCCATTTGAAACGCCTTTGGCCTCAGAAACAGCTTGCTCATCCATGGCTTTGAAAGCCTTGATGATTCCGCGCAAATCACTCTTGTCATAAGTGATTGGTTCAGTTGCCATTTTTGATCCTTAGTATCTCAAAAGCGGTTAAAATATCCTCAGCGGTTTGAAAGTCTGATGGTGACAATCCTGTATGGATAGCCAATTCCCAAATAATCCGGTTTATGCTTCCGGATTCGTAGCTTTTGGGTTTTCGGTTTCTCCCATACTTATGTCAGCCACAGTTTCGCACCAAATCTCAAAAGGCTTTACAGGCTTTCCAGCTGCATTGCGCTTCATCGAGTGATACGCCAAAAACATCAAATCAGCAATGCCCAATTTTTCGGCCACTTGCTGAATCGTGTTTCCGGTTTTCTGTTCCCATTTCATCCACTCCGGTGGGAGCGCGGTATAGGTTGCGCTCTCACCATCGTTGAATTCAATCGTGATTGGTAGTTTCATGCTCCCGATTCCTTATCTCTTAGCTAATTGTTAAGATTGGTGTTGTCACACAAGTGAAAGAAAGTGAGACAGTCTGTGCATCCGGTGCTGTACCGCCGGCAGATGGCAAAATTGGCTGCACATCAAACGCAAATGATGCGCCTGAATCTGCTCCAAAGATTACCGAAAGACCAGTCTGTGGTGCGCTCGTTGCCGCTGTCCACAATTCCTCGCACAATGAATTTGCTGCGCCCCAATCGGCAAGCATTTCCACAGCAAATGTGCCTTGCGTATCAGAAGTGAAATACGCCTTGCCATCAAGTGTCTGATATGTGTTGATCGTTGAATCGACTGTCAAAGTCGCTGATGTAGCTTGAGCATCGTAGCTATCACCAGCAATGGTGAAAGTGATGTCTCTGCCGGTAATGATTGTTGTTGGCATGATTTCTCCTTAGTTGGTGTAGTAAGTGCTGACTTGTAAATCGGCTGTGAGGTATTTACCCGCACCGACTTCCAATGGTTGAGGTTGATTTACATTGCCGACTTCGTAACCGCCGGGCATTGCGCTGATGATATTGATCATCAATGTTTCAAGGTTGTCTAAAGCTGCTGCATTGTTGGCATAACCGACAACACCAGTCACAGTCAGATTCACTCTGACTTTTGTAGTTGATCCATTGATCAAAACGCTTTCCAAATATGGTGCATCGGGAATCAAACAGATTGATGGGCTGGTCATTGTTTCCGGGATTCCGTTGTACACATTGGCCGCTATGGATGACAAGGCATTTTTGAGCGGTGTGCGGATTGCTGATTCGATGCTCATTGGCACATCGTTTCAACATCTAAAAATGGGCCAAGCAAGCCAATCACTCTATTGCTCAAGCTGCGGCCGAGAATAAATGGTGACGGCTGAAAATTATCAGACATGATCTGGTTGCCCGGAGCTGTGATGCTTTGAAAAATCTCAACGGCTACAACCAAAATTGCATTTTCAATTGGTGGTGTGTTCGCATAAAGCTGCGCAGCGGATGATCCGGTTAATGTTGCGGTTGCAGCTGGAATAAATGGGAGCGGATAGTCGCGATTAGCTGCCGCTGTTGCAGCTGTAAATGTGTATGGCTCAATCCGATCATCGGTGACTGTATAAGTCGCGCTGTAAGCTCCGGCCCCGGTAACAACAACAGATTGACCCGGCACAAAGTAATTTGGCCGCTGTGTGGTGAAATAAATGACGGATTCATCCACATTGGCAAAAGTCACCGATGATTGGTATTGCGTAAGTAAAGGCAAAATAGTCTGTTCAGCGGAATCTATGTAAGAGTCCAATTGAGCATCAGAATACAAGGAAACCGAGACACCAAGAATCGCTCTCAGCTGTGAGGCTGTAACTATTGCTGGCATCTCGGTTCCTTTCGTATCAGCGATGTTCGGGAGCGACCATCACCGATGATTGATTGTTAATTAAGCGATATTGTTGAATTGTGCACCATTTGGCACCTTGGCAGCTAATGCGCCATAGCCGTAGTACAGGATGTCAATTGTTCCATCGCTGTTGATGTTGCTGCGTAGCGTAAAGCGTGGAGATTCGTACCATGTGTAACTGTCTGGGTTCACAACGACCATTGATGAATCACCTGAAGCTGTTGTTGTACCAGCGTTACCAAATGAGCGTGAAACATAAAGGTTCAAGCCCGGTGAAACTACACCGCGCAATGAATCTCCACGAACATTTCCAGCCTGATTGCTAGGTTGCGCCGCATTGTAAAGTGGTGTGCCATTGTCGTTGTAACCCATGATGTTGCCCCATTGTGTTGGTGAAACGATCAATGATCGAGCAAATCCTAGTGATGCACCATAAACATTTGCAGCTGCCTGAGATGTGTATCCAAGGAATCCGGTTGCTGTATTTGCTGCCTGTGCTGTGGTTGTAGTTACAGCCGCTTGCATTGCTGCCAATGCATATTCATCAGTTTCTTTTGCATAAGCAAATTCAAGATTCTGAAGCAAAGCTGTTAGGTACTCTGGACGGCTGCGGTCGATCAATTCTACTGTTGAGATAGCGCGGCCTTTGAAAGGCTGTACAGAAACAGAGAGAAATGTCGCTGAAAGTGATGATTCTGTGATTGCTGCATTTTCATTGATTGGCAATACAGTTGGCACAGCTGTGACACGAGGCAATTCAAAGGTCATACCTTCGGCCACTAAAGTTTCACGGCTGATGCCATCGATTGTGCCACGATCTGCATTTGCAAGTGCATTGATCACCTGTGTGCTTTGTGGTGTTGGAATCATGCCCGGTGCTGTTGATGTTGTGTTATCAGCTGCGCGAACATATTGACGAGAATCCTCATCATGCAAAATGCTTGCCTTTAAGTAATGCTCAAGGTATGAAACCTTGTCCACGATTGGTGATCGTGGTGCTGTGTAGTACGCCGGGCGTGATGCTTGTACAGGCGCGGTGACTTCTGGAGCTGCTACCGGTTCAACGGCAGGAGCGGTGACTTGTTCGGTAGTGTTTTCCACTTTGTCTCCTTCATTTGGGTTTGTTGTATCTGCAACTGTTTCAGTTTCAGAATCTTCTGATGCGGCGACCTCTTGCACGCGAGCTGATCGCACAGCCGGCTCTGTTACAAGTGCAACGGCTGTGAGCTGTCCATTGAGCACCTTCATGGTGCCATCTTTTTGCATTTCGTAATTGTCCACGGCCAATTCAATTGAGAATCCATCGCGTAGGCCTTCCATTGCCTCTGTAAGCGCATCGGTGCCGGCTGTTGTATTGGCAATCTTAAATGTTGCTGTCATTTCTTTGTCATTGACAGACATTGCAATGCTCTTGCCAATGCGGCGTGTGTTGTCGTGCTCAAGGTTGAGAAAAACATCATTTGGTTGAATTGATCCGCGAGCAAATACGACTTTGCCCGTTGATGCATTTGCGTGCTCATTGAAAGCAACGATGCGACCGCTGATTGTGCGTGAATCTGAATCAGCTGCCGTGATCTGCATTGGTGTTGTCAGTTTCATTGGATCATATCCTCCATTTGTCGAATTTCTTCGGTAGTGATTGCACCGATCTCAAATAAAATCTTGTAAATTTCTGCACGCTCTTTTTCTGATCCGCGCAAATACGCCTTCAAATCAAATTCCACGCGCTGTGTTGATGGCGTGAAATCTGGCATTGAAAGTCTTGATGAAATGCTATTCATCAGCGGCAATAGTGAAAAATCCAACAAAGTTTGACGCGCCGTCTGGGCGTTTTGATAGGTCATGGATGATCCCGTCGGCGCATCAATAAAGTAAGCCGGAATTCCCACGGCGCGTGCAAGTTCGGTTGCAATGATTTCGCGTGCAGCATTGAGGCCAATTTGCTCCGGTGTAAATCCAACTGTTGTCAATTCAACATCGGCATTGAGAAACGCTGTGCCGCGATTTCTGCGAGCTGCGCCCCATGCATCAAGCAATTTTGCAATGCGATCAGCTGGCAATGCTGTGCCATTTGATTTCAAAACCATCGACGGCACCGGTTCGCGCGCGTACATTTCAGCAGCTCTTTCAAGCTCTGCACCGGCACGAATTGTGCGACCA